TCATCTTGTGTATACGGACGTTGGAATCCAACACCAGTGTTGGCAACAATTCCACCACTAGAATTACGTAGGTAATAAACATCATTAGTTTCAGTGTAGCCTGCCATGGTATCAAGCTCTTCTCTAGCTTCCTTATCCATTTTATGACCATACTTAGATATGATTTGTTGTCTGTTCATCCAATAACGAATAACAGCTCTACTTGAATTCTTCTTATATGGAGAATTAGGATTTTCATCTATAAACGTGTCAAATACATTTAGTATTTCCACGTCAGGTACTTCACCAACATGTTGTAAATCAACTTTGTAATAACATTGACCAGCAACTAATAAATCTAGGAATAGAAGTTTTAGTTTATGATACATGTCTATACTTTTAGATTGAACTAAATGAGTTAGGATATTTTGTGCAGCTATTTCAAATTGAGAGATGAAGTTCTTTCCAGCTTCACTTTTAGCTTTAGATAATTCTTCTTCGCTAGCTTTGTCAGTTGGCACTTGTTGTCCTGCTTCTTGACCACCTTTTAAAGCAAAGTCTATATTATTTTGTAATTGACCTTGTATTAAAGACATTTCAAGTTTAGCAATCTCTTCTTCTTTTTGTTTATAAATAGAATTAAGAGTCTTCTTATCTTTACAGGTTACTTTTGGTTTCAACTTATTTTGTAGATGTTCTCCTATTAGAACATCAATATGACGACGAACTAATGGAATGAACTCTATAGAAGTGGGATTACCAATACCGAAGTTTTCCTCCAAATGCATAAACTGATCTTTATCTCGGGTGCCGTTATAATAGTTATAAGCTTTTCTTAGCTCATCCTTATCATAAACCATTTCCGATATACAAGAATCAATCATGCCAATCAAGTAATCTTCTTTTTCCTTTTGTTTTTCAGTAAGGAACTCTGATTTCTCGTATGATGTTTGTATCATTTATATATAGTTATCGTGTTCTCTAGCTTTTTCTTGCTGTCTAATGTCTTGTTCGCTAAGCTTCATTTCAATAGTGTAGTATTCAGTTTTAAATACTTGTCTTTTATCAAGCTCTTTATTAACGTGAGCAGCAAACAACTTATCTGATTCAAATTCTCCCGCAATTATAAGTGGACGAAGTTCTTTATTTAAATCTATACTAATAGAATAGAAGTTCTCATCACCCTCAACAACACTTATTCTACCTGTATAAATTAGTTCCCACTTATGTAGTAAGTGTTCTTTTATGTTTTCTATTATGTTAAATTCCATTAGCTAACCTCCATTCCTGGTAAATACTTATTCTTTTTTGGTCCACTATTAGGTATGATTCCATGTCTAGTTCTACCATGTTCATCCTTATAATAACCTATGTCTTGCCATGAGTCGTACTCACTAACGTCTTTCTTTACTTTTAAATCATACATATCTTCGTCGCCAATCTCTGCCATTTGCATAGCGACAACAAAGTCAAATTTACCTTTCATTTCATAAGAGTACTTTTGTAGTTCTTCAATTATGTCTAGTACATCTAAAGTATGCCAGAAATCTTCAACAAAATCTTTAACAAGCTCAAGTCCATGGCGAATCATCTTTTCAGATGCCGGTGTACCCCAAAGGGTATCGTTACGTTTACCTTCCGCAAGTGCATAGGTGGGACGATTCATAATCATCTTTCTATCCAACTTCTTCTCTCTCAACCATGTACGGAAACCAATCTTGGTATCTTCTAAGTTGGCTTTACAACCATAGAACCATAATATTTTGGCAGCAGTTGCATAGGCTTCTCTTACATCTTTAGGACGTTTTTTATAAGCACACACGTATCTATTACCTGTAACACCAAACGTACGTTTTTTTACTACAATAGCAAACTTTGAACCATCTTTACCTACAACAGATTCATCTTCACCTAAATCGATACCATCGACTCCAGCTACATAGAGATTCTTCATAGGTTGATTGTTAGAATCCAATACAGGACGTTCACTCATTACAATATCACCATTAATATCATCCACCCATCTTACACCAACAACCTTGTCAGTAGTTCCCGGTTCATAATCCCAGAATAGTCTACCTACAATAGGTGTTGGTACACTTCTATGTATAGTAATATTTGTATGTTGTTCGGCTAAGTATATTTGATTAAATTGATTTTGACCTTGTCTAGAAAGTGCTTCTTCTGGATAGTAGCAATATTCAGAGCAGTGCTCCAGTAAGTTTTGAGGATCAGATGCTTTTTGTTTTCTTATAGCATCGTAGTATTCTCTAGCTTTAATTTCATCTGTAACACCCCTGCTATCCATTAAGTGCATAACACAAGCAAACGAAGGTACGAAAAATCCTGTGTATACCACTTGATTTTTCTTATTAAAACTATTCTTATACGGTAGGCCACCAAAGGCAGCAGGATCTAAGAACATCTTTTCAAGTGCTGCTAGATACGGACCTTCATCTCCACCAGTTCCCCACGCAAACCGAGTACCAATTTTTTTACCTAAAATCTTAACAAGAGCCTCCGCTTGATTCCACTTTGTAATCAAAATAGGATCAGAACCACTCTCTTCAAAGAAGATTCTTTCATAACGACCACCTCTTAATTTACGTGGGTTATCTACAGTTTTACCTAAAATTTCAGCCATGTGGCCGCTTTCTTCTTTCTTATCGTTTATCTTAGACGCCCGCTTGTGAAAGATAGTATCAATTTTTTGACGGATTCTTTTCATACCTCCTTCAGTTTCTTGATTAAGATATTCTAAGTTGTTCCATACTTTTTGTAACACTCCATCTCCTAATAAGAAATTCTCTGCGTAGGCGGTGTATATAGCTTTATAGGAAGGTACTACGGCAAACTTACCAACACCTAAAGATGCAGCAATCTCTGAGAAACCAACCCCACGTGCTTTAAGTGCTATAACGTCGTTACCTAGTATTTCTGATAATCTAACATAATGAAAATACTCGTAATGCTTTCCCCAGAACTGGGGCATTGTTTCCTCTCTACCCTCACCGGCAGCTGTAACGTTGGCAACGTTAAGTAGACGGTAGAAGTTTAAGAAGAAGTAGTGATCTGATGTTACTGTGTATTCGCCAATAGTGTACCCTTCCTTACATCTTTTATGTTGCTCAAGCCACCAATCTCTATGAGCTTTGGAGTTGAGTGGAAAGTTTGTGTATCTGCCAGTAGAGTCTTTCTTTCTACCCACCTCTGTAAAAGGAAGTGGTGAGAAGTCAAGCCCTTGGTCCATGGTAACCGGGCGATAACCTGTATGCTCGTAAGATAGTGTAGGATCAAAGAATTCAATTACATCTCCAATCTTAACATCCCATATCAATTTGTTCTTTGACATAATTATTAATCAAACATACCAGCTTCAGCTTGACCACGAAGACCACGCTCTTTTTCTTTCTCTTTCTTAACCATATACTCCAACTGTTGTAATCCTTCTATAGTCTTACCTAGTGCTGAAATATTAGCAATAAGATCATTTGATTTATGTATAGGCTTGCCTGTTTCTGAGTCTCTTTCTTGTAAATCAATAGTATCAAAGTGCAATCTTAATTCATCAACTGCTTTATAAGCACTTCTTAAAAGCTTTAACATTCGTGAATCTTGCATTTCTCTGTACTTTTTTACAGCCGCTTTGAATTTATCATCTGCTAACTGTTTATCTGTTAATCCTGTATCTGAAACCGCAGCGTCATGACGTTCCATATCAGAGAATTCTGAATACGGGGATTTCCAATCATGCACTAAGTACATATATTGAAACTCTTTAAACGCTCTTTTACGCTCATATCCTCGATTGTCGCCAACCCCTTTGTTCCTATTACCATCCCATAGATCATTAAACTCCTTTATAAGTAGAATTTCGGGTTTGTTGATTTCTAGTTGGTAATCTTGATAAGTGAATAAATCCATATTAGTTCATATTTATTGTTAGTGTTATTATTTACTCTGTGAAGACCAATTCATCTTAATAGTCTTACTTCCAGTGGGTTTATCTTTTACATTCTTTAAACGGTTTTCATCAATAGCATTGGTTTTAGACCAATCTACAGTAGATCCACCTTTCTTTAAAGCTTTTAATTTTGCAAGCTTAGCACCATGTTTAGCCATAGCTACTGCTGTGTTGGTTTGTGTTTTCTGCTTATTAAAAAGTTCAAAGGCTTTCTTAATTCCTTCATCACCTAATTCTTGTAGCTTACCTTGAAGTTCCTCAGGTGTTTCCACTTGTAGTTGTTGTGATAGCCAGTCAATAAATTCGGCTTGTGATTGCTCATCCATATATAAAAATTTTAGTAATATCCAAATACAAAGATATAAAAAAAGCAGGTATCGTCAAATACCTGCTTCCATTATTACTTATTTATGTGTACCAAATCCTTGGTATTGAAAATGTGCTCTTGTAGTTCCCCATCTGTTTTAAACCAGAAGCAACGAATACCTATGAATGTAGTATTATCATTGTCCTTCTTAATTAGTTTGGTTTCCTTTGCCTTTACTATCATCTCAGGCTTATTAGCGATGTTATGTTTTATCGTTACAATATCTCCCGGTACAAAGTAGATCTTTTCTGTATTAAAATTTTCCATTGTCATTATTATAATATGATTCCTGCCTTGCTTAGTTTAGAAGCTCTTTCGCTTTCATCTAAGTCCTTAATTAATTGTTCTTCGAATGCTATAGCGTCTGCTATTGCATCACCCTCACCTCTAACAAAAGAGATAACGTTTTGTTCATTCACTCTTTGGAATCCTAAATCAAGGATTGGAAGAGGCATTGCTGTCAACTTATCGTAATAGATTTCGTCACCAACTTGTACAGTTTTAACAC